TTGGCTCACTGAATTTAGCATAAGACCACGTCAACCAGTGCACCCCCTCAATTTTGGCTCACTGAATTTAGCATAAGACCACGTCAACCAGTGTTCATAATCAATCCATTTTATCCGGCTTCTCATCTGGATTAGCATCAAAATACTCATCAGGCATCAGCCAGGTCAGCCGGTTATTGATATTCACCAAATTCTCAATGATCGCACCGATAGCCAGAAACAAAGCCCCGGACGTGATAGCCCCCAGCCCACCGGCAATATAATAAAGCGTCTCTCCATTGATCCCCAAAATCAGCAGGACAACCCCCAGCCCCACAAATATCCACCCAATCACTTTCACAAATTCAGCCATCATCTCCTCCTACACATGTCGTCTTATAGATAACACCAGCACCCCCACCAGCTCCAGATCCGGCGTATCCCGGTCATACTGGATAGGATGATAGTCATGATTCATCGGCATCAGCCAGGCCGTCTTCTTCTTAGGCTGCAGCAGCAGCCGCTTCAGTGTGATCCCGTCGCATGTCCGGAACCCACAGATCTTATCATCCAGATGCACCCCTCTCCAATCTCGTGACAGCACCACGATATCCCCCTCAATAATGAAAGGGCTCATGCTGTCCCCCTGCACCCGGAAAGCATAATAAGGCGGAGGCAGGGTCAAAAGCGACAGCGGCAACTGAATCACCTCCAAAGGCTCATCTTCCACCACCTCGATGGCGGGACCAGCAGCGATCGGTGCCACCACCGGGATCCGAACCATCTTGTTAAAGCCACCAATATGGTCTCCACCTCGCGCGTGTTCTATATAGATGTCGCCTTCACCGGTAAGAAGCCAATTCAAATTGACCTTATAGGTATTTGCTATAATGGAAAGGTCGCTATTGGATACTGAAAGCTTCCCTGATTCGTAGTCTGAGACCTTCGCCTGACTGCAATTAAGCACATCAGACAACTTTTTTTGTGTCATCTTATGCGCTGTCCGTAAAGACTTTAGCCTGTCTGCAATGGTCTCTTTGTCTCTCATTATAGCGTTTTCCTATATTTTTCACTTGACATTATAGCATTATCCTATATCTTGTCACCATATAGATACACGATAACTATAGAGGTGATAATGTCAAGTCAAATTATTATGACGGCCCCAGAGATCAGAGCAGAGCTCGCCAGACGCCGCATCACGCGCCGCGAGCTCTCGGAGAAGCTGAACCTCAGCTACTCCTACGTCAAGCTCATCCTCGCCGGTTCCCGCGATGCGGAGGCCCGCAGGCAGCAAATCACGGAGCTCCTTGCTCCCCAAACCCACGACATGAGAGGTATAGCATGAAAAAGAAAGACCTTAACTATCAAATCATCATGGGCATGTGGGCAGTCGGAAACCAGTGCAAAGACTGCGATAACAGAGTCAACGACAAGGCCGGCACCCTGGGATGCAAAGTCCTAAACGCGCAGGTGAATCCCAAGGCTCATTGCGATCGCTTCCAGGAGGGAAAATGACCTACTTCATCACATCCACCGCCAAACGCAGAAAAAAAGACTCCCTCAAAAAGTTCTGGGCCGCCTACGATGCCGAGATCCGCTATCGTGATGTCAGCCGTCCCGCTCCCAAGCCCCGCCGTCTTCGCTCTCTCTTCTCCCGCTTCTACGCCTGGTCCCACACCCCCCTGGGAGACGGCATCCTCTCCGCCCTCGTCTATCTCTTCGCACTCGCTACCGTCTGGGTCTTACTCTGGATCCTAAGTTAGGTATCATGAACCCGGGACGCCTTTTTCAATCACGTGAGACCGATAGGGGAGAGGCGTCCCATCCCTTTATAGGCTTGAAACAGCGGCTTTCGCGCAGTGATGCGGGTTCGAATACCCCGGTCCCGGATAGCCGCTCTTTCAATCTTATTACCCACTCACCTACGTCTCCGGGGCGGAGAGGAGTCGACGCCCTCCGCCCTGTTTTTCCCGGACGCGTAGGTAGTAAAGGAGATGTAGGAAGTGGAACACACTAAAAAGACTACACCCGAGCTCCAGGAACTATGGGGCAACATCAGCAAACAAGCCGCCCACAAGCGCGCTTCCAAGCTCGGATTTATCCAGGAAAAGGAAGAAAAGCCCGGCGGTGGCTTCCGTAGTGTTTACTTGATTCCCTCCGATTACGAGTTCACGTCAACCACGTCAACCACGTCAACCGATGGCACGTCAACCACGTCAACCACGTCAACCGAGGAGACCACGTCAACCACGTCAACCAACCCACCCCAGGATGACCCAACACCTGACCCCACCCCTGACCCAATAAATGACCCGGTAGACCAGCGGCCAAGTCACCTCACTTTCAATGAGGAAATCGCGGGTTCGAATCCCGTCCGGGTCGCCACCCCACCTCTCCAGGACGACTTCGTCCCCATCCATCGCATGTCCGAAGCCCAGCTCTTCGCCTTATTGATGGAGGAGATCGACCGCCGCCTCGATGCCGCCCCCCACAAATCCCAGGAGTGGGCCGCCATCACCCAGGAATACAATTCCAAAGCCCTGGTCCCTTCCTTATATAAGAAGAAAGGCCACCGCTCCGAGCGCTCCCTCCGCCTCTGGCATCAAAAGTGGACCGGCTCTCACAGAGACATGTTCTCTCTGGTCCACAAAAACACCAGCTCCCAGCGCGGACGCAAAGTCACCGAGTTCGAATCCAACTTCCTCCTCTCCCACTGCCTCTCGGATTCCAAGCTCCCCATCCTCTCCGTCATCAAAGCCCTCAAAGCCGACGCCCAATTAGGTCTCTGCGAGTCCCCCTCCTCTCCAGCCACCCTCAAACGCTGGATCCAGGACTGGCAGCGCTCCAATCCAGACCAGTGGGCCCAGGCCAGAAAGGGATCAAAATACGTCAAAGACACCATCGTCAAGTCCATCATGCGGGACACCTCCATGCTCAAGCCCGGTGACGTCCTCGTCATCGACGGCCACACCTACGCCTTCGACGTCATCTCTCCCATCACCGGCAAGCCCGCCCGTCTCACCCTCATCCTTCTTTTCGACTGGGCCAGCCGCTACCCGGTGGGAGCCTCCCTCGCCATGACGGAGTCCTCGGAGCACGTCCTCACCGCCGTGAGAAATGCCATCCTCCACATCGGCATGCTCCCCAAGTTCATCTATTTCGATAACGGCAAAGCCTTCCGCTCGAAGCTCTTCCACGCCAAGTGGGAAGACCACGATCTCTCCCTGGAGTTTGCCGGCATCTTCCCCCGCCTCGGCATCGAAGCGGAATTCGCGGAAGCCTACAACGCCAGGTCCAAGGTCATCGAGCGCTTCTTCCGCACCATGCAGGAACAGTTTGAACGCTTCCAAACTACCTTCCGCGGTCGCAACATCGACGACAAACCCGCCAATCTCTCCAGGAACGAAAAGTGGGCCCAAAAGCTCTTCCGCGGCACCGCTCTCCAATACGATGAAGCCCTCGATCTCACCTACTACTACTTCCGCCACATCTACGGCATGACCCCCCATTCCGCCCTGGGATCCCGCAAGCCCTATGAAGTCTTCGAAGCCCGCGAGATCGATCCCGCCCGCGTCATCCCCGCCGAACGCCTCAACTTCCTCATGCTCAAAGCCGAGCGCAAACACCTCCGCTCCGAAGGCATCTGGCTCAACAAGTGCCGCTACTACCACGACAGCTTCGTCAAGCACATCGGCCAGTCCGTCATCATCCGTTACGATTACTCTGACCTCCGCTGGATCCTCGTCTATGACAACACCGGCCGCTTCATCGCCCAGGCCCCCATCCGCGAGCAACAGCATGGCTTCATCTACCTCGAAAAGGACAACCCCCTCGCTCACCAGGCCCTCGTCGCTGAGATCCGTGCCAACAAACGCATGCTTCGCGCCATCGAAAGCGCCACCACCCACACCATCAAATCCGCCACTGCCAAGGTCGAAGCCGAGCTCGCCAAACACCGCCACCTCAAGACGGCTCTCCTGGAAGACATCGCCCAGTCCAACCCCACCTTCCGCCAGGATCCCATGATCCAGGCCCCCATCGAGCCCGAATCAGTCCAGGATGCCGTCGCCAAACTCGCCGCCCAGGCCCGCGCCCAGGAGTTAGAAAACCAATCATCCGATCACATCATAGAAGCCCCCACAAAATCCGCGCAATCCGCGCCCCAATCTGCGGAATCTGCGGGAAACAACCTGACAGCAACACTGAAAAGAAGAGGTATACTGTAATGAAACAAGGCAAACTCGTCCCCACCCAGAACGTCATCGAAGCCGATCGCTGCATCGCGGATCTGCAACGCCGTCCCAAGCTCGAGATGGTCGGCCTCGGCCTCATCTACGGCGCCCCCGGCCTCGGCAAGACCACCTATGCCACCCGCGCCGCCTACCGCAACGGCTGGATCTACATCCGCCTCGAATCCACAACCACCACCAAGACCTTCGCTCAGACCCTTCTCAGCTCCGTTTACAAATGCCTCGGCTACGGAGATCTTTCCGTCCACGGCTCATCCCATGAGCTCTTCCAGCGCGCCATCAACAAGCTCACGGACCACCCCGAGGCCGTCATCATCATCGATGAAATCGACTACGCCTTCAACAACCCCAAGCTCCTGGGCACCATCCGCGATATCGTGGATGAGACCCTCGCCATCGTCATCCTGGTCGGCATGGAAAACGCCAAGGAACGCCTCCTCCAGATCAATCGTTACTACTTCGACCGCTGCTCCCAGTTCTACCAGTTTCTCCCTGCCACCTATCACGACCTCGCCACCCTCGCCGGATCCGTGATGGACGTCACCCCCTCCGAAGACGTCGTCCGCTACATCCACCGCATATCAAACGGCAACCTCCGCCAGGCTATCAACATCATGGATAGCATCGAGGACCTGGCCCGCAAGCGCGCCATCCAGGAAGTAACCCTGAAGGATATCGAAGGATGACACCCGCTCAGATTCTCCGTAACTTCCTCAATCAACACCGCAAGCCCTACTCTCTCGCCCAGCTCGCGGATCTCACCGGACTCTCCCTGGGTGAACTCACCTCTCTCCACGCCCAGGCCATCACAGACGCCCTCACCAAAGAGATCGAGCCTGGCATCTACGTCTCCACCGTCGCCCGCCCCAATTCCGTCCACAACAACGCCCACGGACGCCTTTGGAAATACGACCTCGACGCCGCCCGTCAGATCCTCGCGTCCCTGGAGGCCGAGCCGTCCTGGTCCTGCCGCACTCTGGCCAAGCGTATGGGTAAATCCCACGAATACATGGCCCGCTATCTCACCGCCCTCCTCTCCATCAAGGCCGTGAAGGTCACATCCCAAGGCTACGAAGCCGTCCCTGGCGCCTCCCTCAAATCCCTGGGAGAAAACATCCAGCCCTACGCCCTCCTCCAGGCCCGCTGGGACCACAAACACCAGGAATCCCTAACCAGCGAAACTCTAACCAGCCCGCAGGACTCTAACCAGCCCTCGGCTCTAACCAGCGAAGCTCTAACCAGCCCCCAGGGCTCTAACCAGCCCCCGGCTCTAACCAGCCCGCAGGGCTCTCACTCATGAACGCCCCGGATCTCCTCGACACCCCCCGCGCCCGTGAGCTCCGCCGCGCCATCCAGGCCCACCGCTCCGCCCGCCTCAAGTGGTCCCCCTACGTCCTCCACTTCGTCATGTCTGAGCTCGGATTCGGATCCTCCCTGCGCGACCTCCCGGAACACCGCCTCGAGCAGCTCCTCCAGATCATCAAAGCCTACCGCCCCTCCCGGCCCCGCGAATTCTCCTACGACCGCCATGGACGCTACATGTATTCCCTCCAGCAAGCCGCCGGATGGTCGGACACCCTCCTCCGCCAATTCATGATCCTGGAATATAAAAAGACCCACTGGAACCTCCTCACCTCCCAGGAACGCTCCCACCTCATCACCACCCTCAAAGCCAACATTTCAGCCTCAAACCAGCCGCAGGCTCTAACCAGCAAAACTCTAACCAGCCCCCAGGGCTCTAACCAGGCTCCGCCTCTAACCAGCAGGAACTGCTCTAACCAGGCTCCGCCTCTAACCAGCAGGAACTGCTCTAACCAGGCGCAGCCTCTAACCGATCAACCCAAATAAAAGAGGTATAAACACATGGTCAAACTCCCCATCATCCTACTCATAGCCCTCATCGGCTACGCCCTCGCCATCACCGGCCTCTTCCTCTGTGCCTTCGCCGGCTCTGCCTCCGATCGTCAGAAACACCTGGCCATCATCTCCAACCTCAAATCCCAGGTAAAGCACTTCATCATCGAAACGGACAAAGCCCTCCGCGAGCTCGACACCACCAAAACCAGTCTCAAACAAACCCAAACCCTGGCCAACGAACGCCAGGAACGCATCGTCGAGCTTCTCCACGACTACGTCCGCGTCCAAAACGAATATGCCTGGTTTCGCCTCACCTACGCCCCCCTCGTCCCGGAAGCTCCCCTATCCGCGGAATCTGCGGGAAACAAGGAGGCTACCCATGCGTAAATGGTCCTCCTCCACCGTCGAGTCCATGCTCGTCCAATGTTGCGCCCAATGCCCGGATCACAAGCGCCTCACCAAGCGCTCCCGCACCACCTCCGGCCGCTGGGTCACTGAAAACACCTGTGCCAAATGCCGTCGCACCGGCCGTCAAATCCTCCATCTCACCACCATCGACGACCACTGTCCCCTCCCCGAATACACCCCCCCTAACCAGCCGCAGCCTCTAACCAGCTCGCAGAGCTCTAACCAGGCGCAGCCTCTAACCAGCCCCCAGGGCCCTAACCAGACCGGAGGTCTCTAACCCATGAACACCATCGAATACCTCATCCTCCACTGCTCCGATTCCCTCTTCGGATCCGCCGCCGAGATTCGTCGCTGGCACATCGCTCGCGGCTGGTCGGACATCGGCTACCACCTCGTCATCCTCAACGGCCTCATCCTCCCGGACACCAAGCACCAAAAGCAGCTCTACCTCCCTTTCATGGATGGCGCTGTCGAGATCGGCCGCCGCTTCGATGGAGATCCCTTCATCTCCCAATCCGAGGTCGGAGCCCACGCCCTCGGCCTCAATGCCAATTCCCTGGGCATCTGCCTCATCGGCATAGACACCTTCACCGCCGCCCAGTTCGTCTCCCTGGCCCGCGCCATCCGCGCCCTGGAAGCCCACCCCCTCGGAGCTCACCTTCGCCGCGATCGCATCCTGGGCCACTACCAGACCCCCCAGGCCGGAGGCAAAACTTGCCCCAACTTCAACGTCCCTCGCTTTGTCCAGGATATCGACAAGATCTTCGCCACCCTCCACGCCAATCCCGCCGACTATAGGAGGACCGCATGACCATCGTAACACTGGCTTCAGCCGGTCGTAGCACTGACTTCAGTCGGTGCGTCACAATCAAATCCTCACACAGCCGGAGGATCACATGAGCGTCCAGGACACCGCCCTCATCCAGTCCCTCATCGATACTATCACCGAGCGCCTCGCTACCGTCGAAAACCTCGCCATCCAGTCCCAGGAACCCATCCCCAACGCCTATCTGGTTCTCAATGGCATCCACTCCACTCTGGAAGGCCTCATCCGCTCCTTACGCCACCTCCCGGAGCCCACCCCCGAACCCGCGGACTTCTAAGATGAACATCCTCAAAGCCACCCTCGTCATCATCGGGACAGCCACCATGATCCTCACCTTTTTTACAAAGGACTACACCCGCGCCACCTACATCCTCCTCGTCCTCCTCTGGACCTGGAAACTCCTGGACTGGAACGATGAAGAAAAAAGCTAAACCCCCCAAAACCCCTCGCATCCAGCCCGCCTCGCTCCAGCGCAAAGGTGAAGCCGCTGCCATCCAGGCCATGCAGGATTCCCTCCTCTCCGTCCTTTCTCCCCTGGGCTGGTCCAAGCGCGACCTCCTCGGCACCCTCCTCATCATGGTCGCCGGCTCCATAGACTTCACCACCCACACCCCCCGCGAAGAACACTACGCCTATCTCACCAAATACCGGGGCCAATACAGATCCCTGGTCGCCAAAATCATCCAAAACGCCACAAATAAAACTGGAGGACCCAATGTCTGACACCCCCTCATCCGCGCTATCCGCGCAAAATCCCCGTAATCTGCGGGAAACCTTCGACTACAACACCACTTCCGCCCTGGACACCCTCGGCAAACTCAGCATCAAGCTGGAGGACAGCTTCCTCACCCTCGGCCATCTCCTCTCGGATATCCGCCGATGCAAAGCCTACAAGCTCAAAGGCTATGACACCTTCAAAGCCTACCTCGAGACCGAGCACCGCTTCCCCTCCGCCCTCGCCGCCAAGCTCATATCCATCTACGACCTCTTCGTCGGTGAGATGGATCTCGACGAGATAGACATCGTCTCCATCGGCTTCGAACGCCTCAACCTCATCCGCCCCCTCATGAAAGACGCGGACATTGAGATGAGAGAAGAGCTTGTCTCCCTGGCCCTCAATCAACCCATCCCCGAACTGCGTGAAACCATCCAGGAACGCAAAGCCCTCCTCAAGGCAGATGAAGCCCCCACCGATCTCAAAACCATCTTCACAGATCAATTCCTGGAACGCTTCACCACCGCCCTCAACTGCTCCCGCAAAGAGCTGGACTTCAAGCTCGCCCTCTTCTTCCAGGACTACGATCCCGAGGCCGTCAAAGCCGTCGTCAAAGCCCACCAGCGCGCCTTCGAATCCCAACTCACCCAATCCGCGGAATCTGCGCCCCAATCTGCGCAATCCGCGGGAAACCAAGGAGATCACAATGCCCAGAGGTAAAAAAACCTGTCCCGTCTGCCAGGGCTCCGGACTCTTCACCGAGTCCCCCGAATACCCCTGCGAATCCCGCCCCCCCGCCAACGGCCGCTGCCTCTACTGCGACGGCTCCGGCTTCGTCCCCGCCCGCCTCAACGTCTCCCCCAAATCTGCGTCATCCGCGCAACAATCTGCGGCATCTGCGGGAAACCAGGAACCAGCCCCCAAACTCGACCTCGCCCGCCGCGGCATCACCCCGTTGGAGTTCAAACGGCCCAACCCAGACCCAGCCGATCCCCCCACTTCGGGCCGTTTGGACTTCAACCAGCCCACCGAAGGCGACCTCGCCCAACACCCGGATCCCGAGGACGTCGCATCCGCCCAGCCCGCCCCCAACTTCCTGGAGATGGCCATCAATCCCCGCCTCAACAAAGTCCTCGCCTCCGGAAAAGACTTCCTCATCGTCACCCAATCCGAACCCTATTACATCTCCGTCTTCACCATGATTCGCTCCCAGGAACGCAAGCAGGGCACCTGGACCCCGGAAGATGAAGACCGCTACATCGATGCCCTCCAACAACGCATCTCCCAACTCGAATCATCCGCGCCATCTGCGCATCAATCCGCGTAATCTGCGGTCAATAAAGGAGTAATCAAATGCCTAAGAAAGTCAAACGCGGCAAGCTCACCATGTGGATCGACGGCGAAGGCCTCGAAGTCCCGGAAAAATACATCAAAGACCAGGATAAATCACGCGACGCCCTCGTCTCCCGCCTCGTCTCCAAAGCCCGCCAGCTCCACCTCATCATCTCCCAGGCCAAGCGCCAAATGGAAGAGGAGATCGCTGCCTTCCTCGCGGACAGCGCCCAGCGCGAAAACGAAGAATGGGTCGGTGGCACTACCCTCTATTCCTTCGCCATGGATGAAGCCATCAAGATCGCCGTCGCCAAAAAGTGGACCTTCGACGAACGTCTCCAGATCGCCAAACAGAAGATCGACAAGTGCATCGAAGCCTGGTCCGGTGAATCCAACGCCAAGCTCGTCGCCCTGGTAAATCGCGCCTTCAAAGTCGACTCCAAGGGCGAGGTAGACGCCCAGCAGATCCTCGGCCTCCGCCAGTTCGATTTCGATGACGAGCTCTGGAAGGAAGCCATGGAGCTCATCGCCGACTCCCAAAAGGTCCAATCCACCAAGACCTACTTCTACTTCCAGGAAGCCGCCGAAGACGGCAAGCTCCGCTCCATCACCCTGGATTTTGCTGCCCTCTAAACTATGGCCACCATCAAAGAACTCTGGCAAGCTGCCATCGAAGCGGTGGGTGAGGAGGAGCTCACCCGCCGCTTTCGCCTCTGGATCACCCACCTCATCCGCACCGCCCGCATAAAATCAGCGGAATCTGCGGACCCATCCGCGTCATCTGCGGGAAACGATATATTCACCCAGGACGTCAAACTCATCCTCGACGACCTCAACTCCCGCACCGGTTCCCGCTTCACCGCCACCGACCAGGCCAAACACCTCATCCGCAACCTCATGGCCAAGGGCTACATCACCCAGGACTTCCTTCACGTCCACGAAATCAAAGCCGCCAAATGGCTCTCAGACCCCGCCATGGCGGACTACCTCCGTCCCTCCACCCTCTACCGTCCCTCCCACTTCGACGAATACCTCGCCGAATACTACGCCATGGAGCGCCAACGCTCAGACCTCGCCGCCAAACGCGCCAAAGCCCTCACCAGAGCGCAGCCTCTAACCAGCGAAGGCTCTAACCAGCCGAAGGCTCTAACCAGCCCGCAGGGCTCTAACCAGCCGCAGGGCTCTAACCACCCCGCAGGGCTCCCACCAAACATAGCCGCTCACGAACGCGCCGCCCTCATCACCGAGCTCACCGCCACCCCCTGGCATGCCCATCCCACCTTCGCGGCTCTCGTCCTCCACACCCTCCGCTTCCCGGATCCTCCCTCCCTCGCATCCTACCAGATGCCGGACCGCGTCCGCCGTATGCGCACCGCCCCCAAGATGCTCACTCAGGTCCTCCGCGGCCAGTCTCCCCAATGGGCCGAAGACGAATTCACCCGCATAAAATCAGACGCAAAGGAGTCCCCCGATGCCTAACCAGCCGCAGCCTCTAACCAGCGAAGCTCTAACCAGCCCCCAGGGCTCTAACCAGCAAAGCTCTAACCAGCCGCAGCCTCTAACCAGCCCGCAGGGCTCTAACCTCTTCTCCCCATCCCGCTGCTACCGCCCGGACGAAATCGCCGCCACCCTCGGCCTCTCCACCCGCACCGTCTACCGCCTTATCAACGACATCGAAGACCCCCTCCCCGCCTACCGTCCCACCGGCACCGTCCTCCGCGTCCATGGCCATGATCTCATCGCCTGGCTCGATCGCCGCAAGGTCAACCCCCTCGAAGAGTAACACTGGCTTCAGCCGGTCGTAGCACTGACTTCAGTCGGTGCGTCACTCACCCCCTTCCCAGCACATAGCGTGTAAATCACCGCCCAGTGAAGCCCGGTCTCTACACCGGGCTTTTTGTATCACTGGCTTCAGCCGGTCGTAGCACTGACTTTAGTCGGTGCGTCTCTGCTCCCTCCAATCTCTGCTCCCTCCTCTAACCAGCCGCAGCCTCTAACCAACAGGAACTGCTCTAACCAGCCCGCAGGGCTCTAACCAGCGAAGCTCTAACCCTCAAAATACCGTGACTACAGACGCCCCCCCGCCTTGACGCAATCTCCCGCTTCCCAAACCCTGACCCCATGCCCAACAACAAACGATACCAACACCTCCGGGCTCAGGCCCAGGATGCCTACCTCGCCGGCACCACGGACTCCCGCGTCCTCGCCGAACAGTTCGGCGTCTCCATCCGCACCATCGACACCTGGAAGTCCAAAGGCAAGTGGGTCCAGATGGGCAAAGAGCAGCTCAACCTCGAATATCGTGCCGACCAGGCTCGCAAAAAGGCCATCGTCAAAGCCCTGGAAGAGTTCGCCAACGACCCCCGCAACGTCGCCCTCCAATCCCTGGTATCCCTCCTAAAAAACGAAGCCCGCCGCCTCGAACCCTCCAAAGACCTCAACAACTACATCATCAAATTCCTCGATCAGCTCACTGATTTTTGCATAGAAAAAGAATATCCCGGCTTATTGAAGGACATACAGTCCATCACCCACGAGCTCGCCGAATACCTCCGGATCCGCAACTCATGACCCATTCTCAATTCTCAATTCTCAATTCTCAATTCACCTCACACACCGTGCCCTCCAGCCCTGCCCAGCCGTCGCGGTCCATACCTCGCCGCGGCGGCCTTTTTGTATCACTGGCTTTAGCCGGTCGTAGCACTGACTTTAGTCGGTGCGTCTCTAACCAGCGAAGCTCTAACCAGCCGAAGGCTCTAACCAGCCCGCAGGGCTCTAACCAGCGAAGCTCTAACCTATGACAGACACCCTCATCAAAATCCTCCTCATCCTCTTCGGCCTATACTCCGGAGTCCTCTCCTGGCTCTTCAAACTCGCCTGGTCCGATATCCAAAACCTCAAAGCCAGCCAGGCCAAAATATCCCCTGAAGACATTAATAACCTGAAAATAGAACAGGACAAGCTCAAGGAAAACTGTACAAAGTGCCAGTCTGCCGCCCTCGAATCCATCCGTGAGCTCATCGATGAACGCTTCGACCAGTTCGAGCGCCGCCTCGACACCAAGATAGACTCAGCCTTCCAGCGCAACGAACTCAACTGGGTCAACGAAGGCCGCATCCCCCCCAAGCACCCCAAGAAGACTACATGACCACCCCTAACCAGCCGCCGCCTCTAACCAGCTCGCAGAGCTCTAACCAGCGAAGCTCTAACCAGCCGCAGGCTCTAACCAGCAGGAACTGCTCTAACCACCCCGGAGGTCTCTAACCCATGATCCTCACCACCTACGCCGGAGACACCCTCTCCCTCCGCGTCTCGGTCTTCGATGGCGCCTCCCTTCCCTTCAACAACACCTCTTTCGATATAGACACCGTCTCCCTCATCATCCCCTCCCTGGAAAAAGAAATCGAAGGCACCATCTCCGCCGGCGTCGCCTCCATCCTCATCCCTGCCGCCACCCTCACGGAAGCCGGATCTTTCGCCTTCTACCTCCAACTCTCCAGCTCCACCGCTGGTCATGTCTTCACCATCACGGCCGGCACCATCACTGTCCTCCCCCTCCCCCAATAATGCCTCCCCAATTCTCAATTCTCAATTCTCAATTCTCAATTAGAAGTAATTCTCAATTATGAAAAGCCGCCAGATCAACCTCCAGGCCCGCTTCCCCTCTCACCGCTGCAAAGGCTCCGTCCCCATCTACAACGCCCGCTCCACCTCCCACACCGTCTATCCCCCCGCTGCTGACTCCACCCCGGACCAGCTCCCCGCCCCCCTCATCACCCTCCCCATCTCCGAGCCCTACACCTCCCACGATCTCTTCACCCTAAACTGTGAGAATGCAGCCGCCGCCATCTACTACACCCTCGACGGCTCCACCCCCACAGCGGAATCCACCCTCTACACCGAGCCCTTCGCCCCCTACCAGGTAGGCACCATCACTATCAAAGCCATCGCCATCCTCGAAGGCTTCCTTGATTCCGACATTACCGAAGAAACAGTCACCCTCACAGCCCTGCCCCTGGCCCAGCCGGTCCTTATCCTCTCCTCAGTTTTAGACGTCTCACTATTAGTCTCCTGGGCGGAGATAGAAAACGCGTCAGGATATATCCTGGATGTCGCTACCGATAGCGGCTTCACCAGCTTCCTCTCCGGATGGGAAGCCAAAGACCTGGGCGACGTGACATCCATATCCGTCCCAGGTCTCACCCCCGCCACCACATACTATTTCAGGCTCATAGCCTACCATACCTGGGGCCAGTCATCCCCCTCCGACACTGCCTCAACCATTACCTACATCTACCGCGATAATGTCGTCTTCATCGTAGATCCCCAACGCCCTGATCTATTCGAGTATTCGGATGACCTCACCACCTTCTCCCCTTGCGTAGTAAATGGGGAAATAGTCAATAGCCGGGTCAACCGCATTACTTGCGCGGTGACTGGCTCTGCCATGCTCTCTTCAACAACCGATAGCGCTCTGATAATAGCAAAAGACGACAACGGCAAATATCGACTGATGGATGTCGGGACCCAAGCGTGGTTATACTCTGCCCCAGTGAACCTTTTATCATCGTCCGGCCAACAAATATCCGGAGTGGCAGCGTATCCTGAAAGATGTTTAATGCACCTATACAATACCTCTGTCGTTACAGGGTCATTCACAGGCAGGTCAAGCGCATATTATCATGGAATCTTTTATCGTAGACACTACTTATCAACGGCAGCCGCACTGGTAAAACGCTTATTGCGAACCGTGGCGTGCACATCCGATCCCGCGGATACCTATATCATTGAAAACCAGTCATCTGTGGATCCTCTTTATAATGCAGGAATCCTGGTAAATTCGCCTTGGTTTGGACAAGACCTCGGCTCCTGGAATAACATAGTGCTATACCTCTGGGCCATATACTCTCCCACAACCGACCAATCCCTCATCCAAAACCGCCACAACGCCATCGCCCGCTATCTGGGCGGCATCGGTGGGCCCGTAATCGAGGAATACAGTGCCTAACCACCCCCCCGTTGGACTTCAAACGGCCCAACCCAATATCTGCGGAATCTGCGCCCTAATCTGCGCAATCTGCGGGAAATACCACGGGAAACAGCCGTTTGGACTTGCGTCCCATGCCCACCCCCGCCTCAATTCTCAATTCTCAATTCTCAATTCTCAATTATGAAACCCTTCACCCAAAAACAATCCAAACGCCTCGACCTCATAGCGGCCAAAACCCCCGCCCTCCTCCCCTTCGCCGCAGACACCCCCGCCCTCAAAGCCGAGCGCATCAAACGCGCCACCACCCCGGACTGGTCTGGCTTCTCCTACTTTTGCTCCACTTACTTCCCCCACATCTTCACCCTCCCCTGGGCCCCCGCTCACCCCGTCATGTTCCGCGAGACCGAAGCCACCCACGGCGTCATCGCCATCACCGGCTTCCGCACCCTCGGCAAGACCGTCCTCATGGGCGTCTGCTATGGAATATGGAAAATCATCCTGGGCGAGCGCTACCTCATCCACACCGCCGCCGATGAATCCCTGGCCTCGCTCCGCACCATGTTCACCCACCACCAACTCACCCACAACCGCCGCATCCTGGCAGACTTCCCGGAGCTCCGTCCCCTCGATGAGGACATCAAATTCTTCTTCCTCAAAAACAACACCCTCATCCACGCCCGCGGCATCAAACAGCCTCACCGTGGCGCCATCAACCCCAAAAACGCCCGCCGCCCCGGACTCATCATCTGTGACGACATCGACCAGGAAGCCAACATCGGCAACCAGACCATCGGCAAGAGGAAGCTGGAGAAGATCACCCAGGAGATCGCCGGCTGTCTGGATCCCTCTTCTCATGGCCGCGTCATCTGGCTCGGCAACCTCGTCCATCCCAATTTCGCCATCGTCCAGTTCCAAAAGCTCATAATCGACGATATTCGCGCCGATCAGCCCGACTTCGACCCCCAACACCAATCCGTCATAAAAACTCCATTGCGCACGCTTCTGGCCTTCTCCCTGGAAAATCCCGACGGCTCTTCAGCCTGGCCGGAGCAATACCCCACCGCATCCCTCCCGGATCTCCGCAAGGTTTACGGCCACACCGGCTACCAAAAAGAGATGCTCGGTCTCCCCGTCATAGACGGCAACATCTTCAAAAATGAATGGTTTACCCAATGGCGGATCTTGCCCACCCCGTCTCAGATGAAGCGCGTCTGGCTCTACTGCGACCCCGCCTGGGGCAAAAAGGGCTGCTTTAAAGCCGTGATCGTCATCGCCTCCGACGGCTACAAATACCACGTCACTCACGTCTGGATCCGCCAGACCGAATCCACCAAGCTTTTCCGCTACCTCCACGACACCTTTTTCGAGCTCGAACGCCTCTACCGCGCCAAGTTCCGCGCCTCCATAGAAACCACCTTCGGCCAGGCCCGCCTCCTCGATGACTTCGATCGCTGGGCCTCGGATAACGGCCTCCCCACCATCTCCCATCGCTTCAAGAAGATAGATAACCGCGAGGACAAATCCCTCCGCATCGAGCGCACCGACACCTTCATCGAAACCTCCAAGATCCTCTTCCCCCAGGGCCAGGACATGCCCACCCTTCTGAGCCAGTTCCTCACCTACCCGGACGGCTATGTGGACGGCCCCGACGCCCTCGCCGGCTGCCTCGAGCGCTTCACCGAATACAACCTCCGCAACCGCGTCCGCGTCCGCCGCTTCAAAATATGATCCCCGTTGGAGTTCAAGCGGCCACGATAAAGCTATACATGGCAGCGAGTTTGCGGGCCGCTTGGACTTCAACCAGCGCACCCGCGAATAATTCTCAATTCTCAATTCTCAATTAAATCCGCGTAATCCGCGGGAAAATCTGCGTAATCTGCGGGAAATAAAATGACCACCTTCGACAAACTCATGCTCGACTACTACCGCGTTCTCAACAACGCCTTCCGCGCCCAGCTCAAATCAGCCGCCTATCTCGCCATCCAGATGCTCGCCGATCTCCCCCGTGCCCAGCGTCTCAACGACCGCACCGTCCGCGACCTCATGGGCATCATCAACCAGGAGCTCGGCACCGATTTCGCCAACGCCGTATCCCGTGAGACCAAAGCCTACGTCGAGCGCTCCCTCCGCCTCGGCATCCAGGACGTCTCCAGGGAACTCAAGGGCAACATCTCCATCGGCCTCTGGGGCATCCAGGATCAATCCCTCTCCAACACCATCACCTCCCAAAACCTCTTCTGGATCGGCAACCACTTCGGCGCGGACATCCAGGCAGATTTCACCGCCACCCTCCAAACCGCGATAGCCAGCGGCTTTACCCGCGACCAGCTCGCCGCGGCCCTCAAGACTCAATTCCAGGATCTCGGTGACAAATCCTCTCACTACTGGCAGGGCCTCGCCGAACACACCGCCCTCCGCATCCGTGAATTTGGCCGCCTCTCCGGCTACGAAAAAGCCGGTGCCCGCTACTACCGCCTCACCAATCCCATGGATAGCCGCACCTCCGAGATCTGCTGGGCCCTCGTTTCAGAAGGCAAGCTCTATCCCCTCTCCACCGCCCTCGAAGTTCGTGACAACCTCATGAACATCGACATGGCCAAGGACGGCCTCGAATCCGCCCGCGAGCAGATCAAAGCCCTCGCCCCCTGGATCAAAGAATCCCAGATCGAGCGCGATTCCGACGGCAACCCCGTCGGCGTCTCCGGTGCCCACACTCCCTTCCCTCCCTTCCACTGGAAGTGCCGCACCAAAACCGAAATCGTCCTGTAACACTGGCTTCAGCCGGTCGTAGCACTGACTTCAGTCGGTGCGTCTCTGCTCCCTCCAATCTCTGCCACTCCTCTAACCAGCTCGCAGAGCTCTAACCAGCAGGAACTGCTCTAACCAGCAGGAACTGCTCTAACCAGACCGCAGGTCTCTAANNTCTAACCAGCCAAAGGCTCTAACCCAAAAAAACTGTGTCCCCCGTGCACTCCCCGTTTTGACGGATAAATCCCCCTCCCAAAACCTGACCCCATGAGCGCAACCCTTCCGATCCCCACGCCCGAGGCTCTCCAGATCCTCAACCTGCCCGCCGAGATGGCCGCCAACGCCGTCTTCCAGCAGCATGCCCCTCTTGTCCTGGCCTCCCTGGAGGAAGTCCTCGATGAAGACGCCTACACCGCCCTCACCGCCGTGGATCCGGATCCCGCTCCCGATGCCTCCCTGGCCGCCGTCTCCCGTCTGGCCTACTCTTTCCTCCTCCTCGAATCCACCTGCGAATTCCTCAACCTCAAAACCCTGGGAGAAGGCATCGTCAAATCCATCGGCCTCGATGCCGCCTCCACCGCTCTCCTCTCCGGAGACGAGGTCGAAGCCTTCAAGCGCCGCCTCACCTTCCGCGCTCTCACCATCCTCCGCGCCTGGCTCAATGATCTCGGCCTCTCCCGCCTCGCCGCCGCCGAACCCTCCGGCCCCAAACGCCTCCGCATCGCCATCCTATGACCGCCCCCAATTCACCATTCTCAATTCTCAATTCTCAATTAAATCCGCGCCATCTGCGGCCCAATCTGCGTAATCTGCGGGAAATAAAGTGACCACCGACACCATCGACCAGGCCATCTACCAGGCTATGTATGCCGCCCTGGAGTCCCGCCTCCACCTCATCGGCTCCGTCATCACCGCCGACGCCAACCGCGAGACCATCGCCCAGAACATCCGCGACAAAGGCGATTTCTACAATGCTTTAGGCTACGTCCTCACCCCCCTCAAGGATGGCTTCACCCTCAACGTAGGCTCCAACGTCGCTCACGAGCCCTACGTCCTCGGCGGCAAGGTCCCCTCCTGGACTCCCATCGCCCCCCTCATCTCCTGGGTCCAGCGCAAAAACCTCTCCTGGACCGATAAAGACGGCAACAAACTCTCCATCGAAACCATGGCCTACATGATCCGCGCCAAAATCAAACGCGAAGGAATAGCTCCCCGCAACATCTTCGAGACCATCATCAAAAACCGCGAAGCCTGGATCTACTCCCAGCTCGACTCTTTGGAAGTAACCCTATGAGCCACCCCCTCATTCTCAATTCTCAATTCTCAATTCTCAATTACCAATGACCCCCCTCGAACGCTTCCTCTCCGAACGCCAAAAGATCCAGTCCGCCCTGGAAGCCGCCAACGTCGCCACCATCCAATACAACAAAGACGACATCCCCCGTGCCCTCCCCGCCGCCATCATCACCCTCACCCAGGAAAACGGCAAAAACGGCACCTCCCGCCGCTACGTGGACACCGACCTCTTCTTCACCGTCTTCCTGGTGGTAAACGCCCAAAATGTCCTCGATCCGGACACCGCCCTATACCAGCTCAAAGAAGCCTTCCGCTCAGCCTGGCAAACAGCCGCCGGCAAAGACTTCCACCAGATAGATTACTACACCTCCCGCCTCGATGGCAGCCGCCTCGTCCGCATCGCCAAAATAGACCTCACCAAACCCACCCTCGCAGGAGGCCCAGCATGACCACCCCTCAATTCTCCATTCTCAATTCTCAATTAAAATCCCCCCTCTGTATCTCTCTCTGTTCCCTCTGTATCTCTGTAGTGAAAAAATCAAACCTCTGTATCTCTGTAGTAAAATCATGAAAGTCACCAGAATAGGCTCCTACAACGCCGTCATCCTCAACGCCTCGGATCTCCTCTCCCGGCATTACTCCCCCGAGGTGCCAGACCTCTCCAAACTCACCCAGGTCGGCCCCCGTCTCGTCTCCAAAGCAGCCGAAAAGAAGCTCATCGCCCCACCCTACTCCATGAAAAAACTCTGTGACCTCATGGACTCCGACGAATACCACTCCGGCTGCATCGACGCCATCTGCAACTCCGCCATCATGAAGGTCGAGTGCTCCAATTCCAACGTCGCCGCCTGGCTCAAGGCCGCTCAATATCCCTCCTGTGAAGACGAATCCACTCTCCTCTCTGAGCTCCTCCGCTTCTACCTCGCCTGTGGCAATGGCTTCCTCATCAAGATGCGCTCTGCCCAGGGAGCCTGGGTCGGCCTCGAGCGCCTCCTCCCCTCCGAGACCGCCATCATCGAGCGCTACAACGATTTCGGCTTCTTCGCCCCCGACTACGTCCAGACCCAGAATAGCAAGAAAAAAGACTTCCCCTACGCCGATATCATCCACCTCAAAAAATCCACCCACCGCTCCAACGCCTGGGGCCTCGCCTGTCTCCCCATCGCTCTCAATCTCGAAATCCTGGCAGAGATCAAAACCTTCGACTACAACAACTTCGCCAACGGCCTCCTCATCGACTACTTCATCATCGTCGAAGGCGGCTCCCTCCGGGATGGAGTGGTAGTGGATGATGATGGCAACGAAGTCATCCAGGACGCCTTCACCCAGATCCAGACGGCCCTCACCGAAGCCAAAGGCACGGACAAAGCCCACTCCGCCATCCTCATCGAGTCCGAATCCCGCGAAGTCAAGATCAAGCTCGAGCCCCTCCGCCAATCCAGCCCCGACGGCGGCTTCACCCTCCTCAAAAAAGACCTCCGCGAAGGCATCTTCGCCTATCACCGTGTCCCGCCCCGCGTCGTCTCCCAGCTCGTCGCCGGCCAGCTCGGTGGTGACAATAACAGTGACATGATCCTCTTTCACAACTTCGTCATCAAACCCCTCCAGGCCCGCATCGCCCTCGCCCTCGCCAACGAGTTCAACTTCGAAAACCCCACCTGGAAGGTGTCACCCCAGGACTTCAACTTCGGAGACATCACCGAAGCCACCCGCGAAGCCGACACCTCCCTCTTCATGCAATCCCGGAACTTCTAATGACCACCCAACCCCGCTCCCCCGTAACACTGGCTTCAGCCGGTCGTAGCACTGACTTTAGTCGGTGCGTCTTTCACCAGCGCCACTCACATCAACCCAATCCGCGTAATCTGCGCGACAATCCGCGTAATCTGCGGGAAACCACCCAACCAAGGAGAACCCACCCGTGAAGCTATTTAGCTCCAAAACCAAACGCCGCCCCATCACCAAAGGCGTCCTCTCAAACGTGGAAGTGGACCTCATCTCCTTGCTCTTCGACGACATGAAACCCGCCAACCAAAAAGGCGCCATTTTCAAATCCGCCGATGGCAAGAGCAGATCCACCGTCTCTTCCTCCGCCAAGTTCAAAGCCGAGGCCGTCGGCACTGAAGGCCTCATCTACGTCACCGTCATGGAGCCCGGAGTAGTCGACGCTCAAGGCGACACCTACACCGCCGACGAAGTCAAAAAGGCCGCTCACCGCTTCGCCCACAAAGGCCTGGTGGAAAAGTGTGACGTCAATCACAACAACCACCCCGCCCCGGAGTTCGTGATCGCAGAGTCCTACATCCTCAAGACCGAGGATAAGGATCACTTCCCCAACTCCAAGCCCGGCTCCTGGGTCGCTGTCCTCAAGTGCGAAGATCTCCAGAGTGACCTCTGGCAGAAAGTCGTCAAAGGCCAGTTCAACGGCGTCTCCATCGCCGGCACTGCCGAAGACTCCCCCTCCCCCAACGCCGCCGCCATCTCCGAAATGAAGGCCCTCCTGGCCGACCTCAAAAAAACCCTCTCTGCGGAATCTGCGGATAAATCTGCGTCATCTGCGGGAAATACCGCGGGAACCCAGGAAGCCATCAACACCATCGAATCTAAAATCGCCGAGCTCGAAAAGGCCGATAACTCCGCCGCCACCACCGAGCTCATCAAAGCCTTCACCGATCAAATTAAGGAGCTCAACGTGGCCATCACCCGCGCCATCAGCAAAAGCCTGAAGGGCGAGCCTGGAGACAACGATACCCCCGACCGCACCATCGACATGGGCGGCACCAAAGTCGTCATCAAGTCCACCCACAAGGACATCTACAAGGGCATTGCCCAGGTCGATGGCGGCTCCCCCATGAACATCCTCACCTCCAACACCACCTCCCTCTTCATCGATGAGGTCATCGGCTCCAGCCCCTCGGACACCCTCTCGGACATCACCGTCGTCCCTCTCTTGAAAGACAACAAGATCGACGCCGGCCTCATCGCCGACCTGGTCCTCACAAACTCCCTGGACGAAGCCGCGGCCGCCCAGAACGTCACCTCTGCGGACATCACCGTCACCCCCGGCATCCTCACCGGCGAAGTCACCCTCGGCCGCGACATCATGGAGTTCTACAAAGACAAATACGGCGAAGAAGCCTTCGGAGCCTACGTCGAACAGCATCTCGCCAAAAAGGCCGAAAAGGCCATCCGCCTCCTGCTCTTCAAAGGCGATCGCGGCTCCGCCACCGCCAAGCTCAAAGGCCTCGATGGTGTGATCGCCATCGCCGGTGATGCCTCCCCCACCGACGTCACCTCCCTGGATGACGAACTCTATCCCACCTGGGTCGATCGCCTCCAGGCCGCCCTCGTCTCCTTCGATGACGACGTCCTGGAAGACCAGGCCAACTTCGTGATCTACGTCTCCTTCAAAGACCTGATCCGCATCAAGGCCGAGCTCGCCCAGCGCGAAACCAACGAAGGCGACCGCCTCCTCCTGGTCGGTGGAAACGTCTCCTTCGACGGCATACCCATCAAAGCCCGCCTCATGCCGGACAACTACATCGTCGCCGGTCTCCCCAAGTTCATCATCCTCGGCTTCCGCACCGATGCCGAGCTCAAGGTCGAACACCACGGCTCAGACTGGAAATACCACTGGTATATCCGTCTCCGCGCCGGCATCACCTACCTCGACGGCTTCGTCAAAGTCTTCCTGGTAGCCTAACCATGACACCCGTTGGAGTTCAAACGGCCCAACCCATCCGCCCGCACTTTGTCATTCCCGCGGAGGCGGGAATCCAGCCGTTTGGACTTCAACCAGCACATCCGCGGAATCTGCGCTCTAATCTGCGTAATCTGCGGGAAATAAAAGGATCATCAAACTCATGAAAAAACTACTCCTCATCACCATCCTGGCTCTCTGCCTGATCGGGTCCATGGTAGCTCAAGCCCTCTCCCTGGACTCCCGTAAAATCCCCATCCAAATGGCCGACGGCTTCGACACCCTCACCTTCGCCTGCTCGGCCGACACCCTCTACCAGCGCGTCGTGGTCCCCTCCTATACCACGGAGACCTGGATCATCTCTGCCACCGGCGGCGTGGACGTCTGCCCTGACAGCCTCTATACTGAAACTGCCAAAGACACTACCCTGGGCATCAAAGGCCGTTTGCGCTACGTTCGCGTCCCCGCCGCCACCCCCTTCTCCCTCCCCACCAAGACTAAGACATACTTCTACATCCGCCGCGCCGCCGCGGGAACAGCATCCACCGTCTCCATCATCTTCAAAAAAATCTAAACATGACACCCGTTGGAGTTCAAACGGCCCACCCCAATATCTGCGAAATCTGCGCTCCCATCTGCGTAATCTGCGGGAAATACCATGGGAAACAGCCGTTTGGACTTCAACCAGCCCACCCCGCCTTTAACCAGCCGAAGGCTCTAACCAGCGAAGCTCTAACCAGCGAAGCTCTAACCAGCCACAGGCTCTAACCCAAGGATAACCCATGGACTTCATCATCGCCAACCAGGAGCTCATCGTCACCGTCGGCTCCCTGGTCATCGTCTGGCTCATCGGCCTGATCTGGAAAAAGTCCGCGGACAAAACCCAGATCGCCGCGGCCCTCACCATGATCCTGGATATCGTCCAGGATATTGCCAATAACCCGGACACTCGCAATCTTGAAAACTTCCAAAAGAAGGATCTCGCTATTGCCAAGGTCGAAGCCGCCCTCCCACCCCCCAAAAAGAACCTCGTCAAAAAGGTCTTTGGCTCGGTCGGCGGCGCCGTCGAGTTCGTCTGGAAAAACCGTAAAGGGCTGTTCTCAGCCGCAGGAAAACTCATCAAGGTGGTATTCTAATGGCCATTACTGGCGTAGAACAAATAGACAACTTCCCCGGAGCCATGACCGCCGCCGATCTCGCCTTCGACGCTCTCCTCGCGGAGATGGTCGGAGATGACGCCTATATCGGTGCCGGAACTCTCTCCTCCGCGGATCTCGCCACTCTCATCGACCAGGTCACCTGGGACGCCGCCCTCGCGGCCAACTTCGATTCCATGGGCGAGCTTGCCGAAAACGCCGGCAAGGTAGAATCCAAGCTCGCCTCCCTCAAAACCCGCAATTTCAAGCTCCCCGGCAAACGCACCACCACCGTCGAGCTCAACCTGGTGGGCATCTCCCAGCTCCAGAAGCAATATCTGGAGTCCAACGACTTCAGCGCCACCACCATGTGTGTCATCCTTCGCAATCGCGAAAAGGACCGCGTCATCGTCTTCAACGGCATGAAGTGGACCACCGACTGGAGCGGAGAAGTGGACGGCCTTTTCGCCGTCACCCTCACCACCGAATTCGTCGGCACCACCGACGGCAAAATCTACGTCTTCAAAGACATAGCAGAAACCGCCTAACCCATCACCCAATATGAAACACCCGGCGCTCACTCAGCTTATCCCGCCAGCCGCGCACCCCGAATCTTGCGGGCTCGCTAAGCCCGTGAGCGCCTTTTTTGTAGCGTCGGATTCCAATCCGGCGCAGCCTCTCACAGGCGCAGCCTCTCACATACGGAGTATCTCACTAATATGGACGTCACCAAAATCACCCTCCCCGGCACCATGACCGCCGCGGACCTCGCATTCGATTCCCTCGTAGCCCAGATGTCAGGAGACTACGTCTATTTTGGAGCCGGGACTCTATCCGAAGCCGAGCTGGCCTCCCTCGATTCCGCCTTTGCCTGGGATGACGCCCTCGAGGCCTCTTTCAATCTCCTGGGTGAACTGGCCGAATCTGCTTGCAAAGTGGACAGCAAGCTCTCCTCCCTCAAGACCCGCAAATACCGCGTCTCCGGCAAGCGTACCACCACTTTGGAACTCAATCTCGTGGGCCTCTCCCAGCTCCAAAAGCAATACCTGGAGTCCCCCGCTTTCTCATCCCGCACCCTCACCCTTGTCCTCCGCTCTCGCGCCAAGGACGCCCTCGTCGTTTTCACCGGGCTCAAGTGGACTTGCTCCTGGTCTGGTGAGGTGGATGGCCTTTTCACCGTCGTCATCTCATCCGAATTCACCGGCACCACCGCCGGCAAGATCTACGCAGTCTCCGGCATCCCCACCACCGGCATCTTCATGATCAACGAGATGCTCCCCTTCGCCGGCGGGTCTGGCGAAACCACCCCCACTCAATCCTTCCAACTCGCCGCCTACCAGGTATCTTCTCCCATCACTCTCACCGCCCCCACCGGCTTCCATATCTCCACCGCCGAATCCTCCGGCTATGCCGCCGAGCTCACCCTTCCCGCCACCTTCAACGGCACCATCTACGCCCGCCTGGTCTCCGAGACCCTCGGCGCCCACTCCGGCAACCTCTCCGCCGTGGCGGAAGGCGCCGCTGCCAAAACCTCCGCAGTCTCCGGATACCTGGGCGATGGCACCGAAACCTATCCGCTCCCCATCTCTACTCCGGAACAGCTTGCGGCTCTCGTCACCTCCCGCGCGGACGGCCTCTATTACAAGCAATTCGCCGATATCGATCTTTCCAAATATGACGACGCCCACGTCAATGCCCTCGGCTTCCGCGGGTGGGAACCTCTCGGATACTACGATGAGGACACCAACACCTATTATCCCTTCACTGGCTCATACGACGGCAACGGACACTCCATCACTGGTCTGTATATCCGCAACGTCATCCCGGATAATCCACCTGAATCGGCGTTTTTCGCCGCGATCCGTGGTGAAAGCCTCTTCGGCGTGATCGGCGGGACTACCGTGATCAAAAATCTCCGCGTCTCTGGCTACGTCCACGGGATCATGAATTCCGGCCTTCTCGTTGGTATTTCCGACGTCGACGCCCTCAGTATCACCATCGAAAACGTCGTATGCTCCGGGACTGTATTATCTGGAATCAAGGGCCTGGCCTGCAATTCTGCCATCTGTGCCGGACAGCTCACCGCAGACCATATCATCCTCACCAACATCGTGGCTTCAGGGTCTCTCTGGGAAGGCACCGATAAAATCGGTGGACTCTGCGGGTATCTCGAGCCGTATGTGGATGCTTCCATCGAAAACTGCTCCACTGCCGGTAAATACTGGACCAATGATGGCCATGCCGGAGGACTGATTGGCTATATCACGCTCACCGGCGACGTCACGATCAAAAACTGCTATTCTATCGCCTCTGTCCAGTCTTACCTGGGAAACTCCGGCGACGAATGTGCGGGTGGACTCATCGGTGCCATCTCCGCGCCGGGTGGATCTATCTCGATCCAATCCTGCTATGCTGCCGGAAAAGTAATCCGGGTCAACAAATCAGACACTTACGGCGGGTTCTTTGGCACCGGCGTAGAACCTGAATGGGCAGATCCACCCTCCATCACATCATGCTACTACCTGAACTTCCAACCCAACGACATCTATCAAGGCGACGACCTTCGCGCCCTCTCCCAGGCCAACCTCATGACAGAGGCTTCATTCCTCGCCTGGGACTTCACAGACGTCTGGTCCATCCTGGAAGGAAAAAGCTACCCTATCCTGCGCGACAACCCTATAATCTGAGGTATCACTATGACTCCCGTAACACCCCCTCCCGTAACACTGGCTTCAGCCGGTCGTACCACCGACTTTAGTCGGTGCGTCTCTAACCAGCCCGCAGGGCTCTAACCAGACCGGAGGTCTCTAACTCATGACCCTCACCTACTCCCAACTCCGCTCCATCCTCTCCCTGGTCATCACCAGCACCCCCATCAAGCTCAAACTCGATGACCTTCTCGCCGGCCGTGACCTCAGCTTCACGGAGTCCTCGCTCCTGGAGCTCATCTTTGAGTCCAATATCGACTCCGACATCATCCGCATCCTCACCAACCAGGATCCCGCTGATATGGACGCCTTCCAGGCTATCGAGGTCATCTCCGATTTTTTCGCCTATATGAAAGCCAACAGCAAGAAATTAAGCGGCTGGCTTTCAAGTATCGCATCAAATCAAGCTCCAAACCCTCCGAAACGCCCCTCGAAGAATTCGAAATGACCCTTCGCTCCCTCGGCTTCTCCGCCCAGGACTTCGCCTCCCTCTCGCTCCCGGAGCTCTACCTCCGTCTCTGCATCGCCTCCCAACGCGCCACCAAGGAGTCCCAATGACCCGCCCGCCTAATTCTCAATTCTCAATTCTCAATTCTCAATTATGCCAGAGCTAACATTCAGATTAGTCCTCCAGGACGACGGCGTCACCAAAAAGCTCAAGGTCATCACCGACGAAGCCGAAAAAGCCCGTCTCAAAATAGAGGACCCCTCTTCCCTCGTAGTCGTAACAGACACCGCCGATGGCAAGCTCAAAGCCGTGGCCGCCCAGGCCGAGACCACCCAGAAGACCATCGAGCAGCCCGCCGAGGTCCGCGTCTCCGCCTCCCAGTCCCTTGCCACTCTCCGGGATCTTTCCATCACCCTCCAGGGCGTCCTCGCTGCCTTCTCCGGCCTCACCCGTGGCCTCAACTCCTTCCTCGATGCCGCCCTCACCCAGACCCAGGCCCAGATCCTCGCCAACCAGGCCTTCGGTGCCGGTGCCGATGCCATGGCCCGCTACGCCTCCGAAATGCAGAATCTCACCAATTTCGGCGATGAAGAGCTCCTCGTTCTCATGGCCAAAATGGCCTCCACCTACAAGCTCTCCACTGATGAGATCCAGCTCCTCACTCCCTCCCTCCTGGACTTCGCCGAAGCCAACAAAGCCACCGGCATGACCATCGAATCAGCCTTCGATCTCATGGGCCGCGCCCTCAACGGCCACACCGAAATGCTCGGCCGCCACGGCATCGAGCTCGATGACAACCGGCTGAAGATGGAAGGCGTCTCCTACCTGGTCGAAAAGCTCGGTGGAGACTACGGAGGTACCGCGCAAGCCCTCGCGGATCTCCGCCTCCAAAACAAGAACACCTGGGGAGATATCCAGGAAGAAATCGGCACCTTCCTCTCCCAGGCCATCAGCCCCATCCTCTCCGGACTCCGCGTCCTCATGCAAGCCTGGCAAAGCCTTCCTCCTGTCCTCAAAGGCGTCACCGCCGGCCTCGCTCTCGCTGTCCCCGTAGTCATCGCCCTGGCCACCGCCATCACCACCGCCACCGCCGCCATCACCGCCCTCAAAACCGCCATCAACCCCATGGTCGGCATCCTCTCCCTCGTCGTCGGTGGCCTGACAGCCGGAGCCGTAGCCGCCGGCGCTTATGCGGCCGCCAACGCCTCTGCTGCTGAAACTATCGACGATTTTTCTACCTCTCATAATACCCTCGTCCAATCCCTCCAGGATGCCGACACCTCCGCCACCCGCGAAGCCGATTCCTTCAATCTCCTGGCCAACACCCTTCTCGATCTAAAGTCAAAAACCAACCTCACATCCCAGGAAAAAAACACCCTTTCCTCCACCATCCAGACCCTCAACTCCCGCTACGGCGATTATCTCGGCAATATCAACCTCGAAAAGGCATCATACGACGAGCTCACCATCTCCCTCCGCGCTGCCAGCCAGGCCCTCATGGATAAGAAGCTCGCCGAATCCTATGGCAATATCTACGCCGAACAGATCGATAAGATCGCCCGCCTCCAGGTCCGCCTCAACGAAGTGGTCAAAAACGGCCAGGACAACTACCTCCAGTATGTTCAAGACCGTGAAAATCTCCAGGGCGGCATGGGGGATTATCAGAAGCTCTCCCCTGAAGCCCTCATGAACGCCGAGATCACCAACCTCCGCACCCAGCTCCAGGGCGCCAAAGATGATCTCAAGCTCATCGAAGATCAATGGAAAAAAACCGCCGGAGGCCTCTCCGTCCCTGGCGCTGGATCAGGCTCCGGATCAGGAACCGGATCAGGAGTGAATGCCGCCGAACAGGAAGCCAAACGCCTCATCGAGTCCCTCGCCGATCTCCGCCGCTCTGAAACCGACCGCATCGAGTTCGAATACCAGCGCCGCCTCGTTCTCATTCAGCAATTCACCAAAGACGGCTCTGATGCCGAAAAGACCGCCCTCTCCGATCTCGAAGCCTGGAAAACCGCCAAACAAACCGAGCTCCAAACCAAAGAAAAGGCCGACACCGAAGCTGCCTTCCGCGCCAATATAGACTACTACTCCAACCTCGAATCCCTCGGTGTCTCATCCTACGAAGCCTTAAAACATGAGATGGAGGCCTACTACGCCTGGGCCCAGCAGAATCTCCCCGAGAAAGAACAGGCCCTCATCCTCGCCCAGCTCCACGAGACCAACCTCCGCTACGGCCAGCACCTCCAGGAAAAGAAAGACAAGGAAGAGGCTCACCTCCGCGAGCTCCAGGACATCCGCGACGAATTCGCCAAAAAGACCAACGACCTCGATGCCAACGTCTATGCCAACCGACTCCTCGAGCTCGACCGCTACTATGAACGTGCCCACGCCAAGATGCTCGAAGCTGGTCTCACCGAGACCCAGATCGAGGAGCAAAAGCAGCGCCAGATCAACAGCATTAAGGCCCAATTCGTCGAGCAGGGCGCTACCGGTATATCCCGCATCCTCTCCAACCTCGCCTCTGCCCAGGATAAAGAAACCCGCAAAGGCTTCGCCACCTGGAAGGCTCTCGCCATCGCCCAGGGCTACGTCGATACTTTCGCCTCCGCCATCGCTGCCTACAAGTCCATGGTCGGCATCCCAGGAGTCGGTCCCGTCCTCGGTGCCGCCGCCGCCACCGCTGCCCTGGTCGCCGGTCTCGCCAATATCTCCCGCATCTCCGCCCAACGCTATGAACCGCCCAAGGCCGCCACCGGTGGCTTCATCCAGGGCCCCTCCCACTCTCGTGGCGGCGTCATCATCGAGGCCGAAGGCGATGAATACATCACCCGCAAAGACCGTGTCCAGTCACTCGGCCGCCGCTTCTTCGACTTCCTCAATTTCGCGCCCCTCGATGCCGTCCGCCGCGCCCTCTCCCAGATCAATATCCCCATGCCCGCCCTCGCGGCCGACACCGACGGCGGCGGATCCTACTCCTTCGCCGGTGGCGGATCCGTCCCCTCAAACACCTCGCTCATGGCCCTCCTCTCCAAACTCAACGACAAACTCGACTCCCTCACCCGCCCCATAATAGACGTCCACGTCGATCCCCTCTCCAACCACCCCGTAAAAGTCTCCGAAATCGCCCAACGCGGAGACCTCATCCGGAGCACCTTCTAATGCTTGTATCACTGGCTTCAGCCGGTCGTAGCACTGACTTTAGTCGGTGCGTCACTCGCCCCAATTCTCAATTCTCAATTCTCAATTCTCAATTAAATCCGCGCCATCTGCGCCAAAATCTGCGTAATCCGCGGGAAATAACATGATCAAACTCCAATTCATCCAAACCCAACCAGGAGAAGCAGACTTCGGTCCCACCCCCGCCTACACCCTCCAGGACACCACCGCCACGCGCAAAATCCTCTCCCTCTCCCTCTCTTCCGAAAAGCTCGTCTCCATCTCATCCTACCAGCGCGAACCCCGCCGCGCCACCCTCTCCATCTTCACCGACGCCTGGATCTCCGCCCACATCCTCGATCCCGACCAATCCTCAGACCGCGGCATCTCCCACTATGCCCTGAAAATCTACCGGGACAACGCCCTCATCTTCTCCGGATACATAGACACCTCCGCCCTCACCTACAACCCCGCCTCCGACGAACTCGAGCTCACCGCCTATGACCCTACCAAGCTCCTCCAGCTCTACGAAGACCTCGAAAAGCTCTATACCCTCGCCGCCGGCTACGACCCCTCCTGGGTCCTCACCTACTACCTCCAGGCCATCCAGGCCGCCACCGGCATATCCTCTTCACTGTTCACCCTTCACCCTTCCCTGTTCACCTGGCCCACCCTCGCCATCGCTCCCGGCTCCGAGCTCATCCTCACCAATATCGACTACTCCGATCTCATCGCCGAACCCATCGGAACACCCTGGACCTACTCCTGGCATGCCAACACCTGGACTGCCCCCGAATTCGGCTACTACACCAACTTCGCCGTCGGAGACATCTTTTTCATCTTCACCCACTTCAAAATCCTGGTCGCCTCCGGGATCGGAGGCCCCCAGTGGGCTCAGGTCCGTGCCCGGGCGCGCGTCATCAAAATCACCAACCACGTCTGCACCGAGGTCTTCGAATACGACAACCGCTCGGACTGGACCGGCTACTCCCAGATCGATTCCCTCACCGCCCAGGAAGCGGAGCTCCACGCCTTCATCATGGAAAAGACCGGACTCGAGGCCGCCACCGTCGCCGCTCTTCCCGGGTCCTTCGCCACCACCATCTGCACCTATACTTCCGTCCACCTCCTGGATTCATACCTCCGCGCCCGCTTCTCAGGCCAGCTCGCCCCCCGCAAACTCCAGCTCACCTATTCCTCCCCCGGCGCCTCCGATTTCGACCTCCGCCACTCCCACCTCAAGGTCATCCAGGCCATGCTCCTCCTCTATAATTGCACCATCACGGCCTCCGCCCTGGGCATCCAGATGAGAAGCAAAGACCACGACGATCCCACCCCCATAGAAATACCTGAAACCGCCGTAGTGGGCTCCCCCTCCCTGCGCCGCGTCCCCGCCGAAACCCCCGACCTCTCCGCCCTCGACATCCTCGCCGGCGATTCCACTATCCTCAAGGAATATCTCAAGCCCTACCTCATGGCCTGGCATGCCCGCTGGGAACTCAACCTCACCATCGACGACCTCTCAGCCTACACCCTCAGCCTCGGCTCCATCATCACCTTCCAGGAAAACGACTATATGATAGTAGAACTCACCACCGACTTCGAAAAGGACGAATACCTCGTCAGAGGATGGTCCCTATGACCCCCGTAACACTGGCTTCAGCCGGTCGTACCACCGACTTCAGTCGGTGCGTCACATGCGCAGCATCTCACCTACCGCAGGTATCTCACCTACGCAGTATCTCACATCCCGAAGGTATCTCACTATGACCGGCGCCCGTCTCATCCGTCGCACCCTCTCCCAGGGAAACTTCTTCCTCTCCCTTCCCTACGCCATGATCGACCACCAGCCCAAGATCCTCTACCGCATCGAAAAAGAAAACGCCTTCGACCCCACCTACATCCACCGCCGCGAGCCCTATCATCTGGACACCATCACCCTCCGCACCCCCATCACTCCCACCGACTACCGTGCCCTCTACGCCTTTCTCATCGCCGAATCCCTCGCCTTCTACATCGAATTTGAAACCGATTCCGTCCTCCGCCAGTTCCCTATCTTTTTCACCCAACTCCCCGCCTGCCCGGACGATCTCCACGAATATCCCGCCGAGATCACCCTCACGATGGAATCCCGCTACACCGACCCCCTCTCCATAATCAACTTTGACATCGTCGCCCTCGGAGCCTTCCATGAATCTTTCACCACTACCTAACCCCTCACCCGTAACACTGGCTTCAGCCGGTCGTACCACCGACTTCAGTCGGTGCGTCTCTAACCAGCCTCAGCCTCTAACCAGCAGGAACTGCTCTAACCAGCCGAAGGCTCTAACCAGCAGGAACTGCTCTAACCAGCCCGCAGGGCTCTAACCAGACCGGAGGTCTCTAACCCATGTATAAATTCGGCATCGCCTACTATAAAATCACCGATGGCACCCGCGTCCCTCACACCGGCATCGACGTCCGCCTGGTCATCCCAGGTGACGACTTTTCCGCTGGCATTGCCGTCCCGGAATCGGAACTCGCCGACGGCTACTACGAAGCTGGCCTCGATGCCGAAGACGCCGGCTATTACGAAATCTGGGATGACGTCAATAATCCCCTGGGCGCCTTCTCCGGAAAGACCACCACTATCGGCCCCATCGGCTCTCGTGGCCTTCAGGATAATTCCATCGCCGGGCAGCAGATCATGGATGGTGTCGTCACCGCCCCCAAGATCGCAGCAGGGGCCATCACTACCGAAAAGATCCACTCCAACTGCCTGCTCACCGCGGCCAACCTCACCCATGAGCTCCAGGACAACACCGATGCCGTCGGATCCCCTTCCGATGAGACTCCCCCCACCAAGACGGACACTCTCGCCATCCACACTTTTGCCAACACCTACGAGGCTGTCCCCCTCCTCATCATTACGCCCTTATGTGCCGCTCACTTCTGGATATCATCCACCGACGTCTCCGATGGCGTCCTCACCGTCGAAGTCGGCATCGACAACCCCGATGTAATAGATCCCCCCACCTACCAACTCCTGGCCCTCACATGACCCGATATATATCCCACTCTCTCGTAACACCGGCTTTAGCCGGTCGTAGCACTGACTTTAGTCGGTGCGTCTCTAACCAGCCCCAGGCTCTAACCAGCAGGAACTGC